GGTTATCGGTGATATTCATAATAATCCTGAACTATTGGAGAAAGACTAATTGACAGACTAATGGAACTTTACAGTATGGAAAAACCGCCAATGGTAGAGACAATAAAAAAAGGTGAACACTCTGGCTTCGAGTTCTTCATTTTATGGTTTAGTAGCCACCCGGACGCCTACATCAGAATTCCTAAATACCACCCATATTATAAGAAAGACTACAGAGAGATAGACAATAAATATTTAGTCCACGGAGGCTTCACCTTTAGTGGGGAGGATCTAGATAAGAGATACGGATTATCAGATGGGTGGTATTTAGGATGGGATTACGCTCACTGCACAGATTTTATAAATCTCCCTGGGCATTACCTAGATGGCATTAAGCGGAGAGTAGAAGACATCGAAAAAGATTGCAAAGAGGTAATCGACAAAATAATAAAGGAAGCTAAATGAGTAGTACAACTAGAGCGATAGCAGCGGCGTTTAATCAGATGATAACTGGTCGAAAATTACATGCTCCAGACAAAATGGAATTATACGCAAGTTTAACCCAACCACCGATAAAAGTTATAGATAAGCACGATACGGATGACGAGATGGAATGGACGGTCGAGTGTCCGAATTGTGGATCTTATAAAAATTACGGAACTCAAATATTTATGAGTAGCGGGCGTATTTACTGCGATGCAAAGGGTTGTATGGAAAAATTGGAGGCAAAATGACATACACAGGACATAAAACTAGAACAATGCCGGATGGGCAAAATATCGTTGACTACATTATGCCGACACTTATTCAAGAGAGTAGGTTCTATGGTGGAATACCACTACCATCAAGAGAACAGGTAGCATTAGTAATTAGAGCCTTGAGAATGCATCCATTATTAGAATACGCCTCTAAGTATGATTATTCGGAATTATCTAAACCAAATGAAATTACAAAATTTTTCCCAACCATCTCTAGTATCGGGAGGTTTTTCCGAGACGCTCCGCAAGAGATACTAGATAAATATGCAATGGAGTATGGGAATGATGATTAGTAAGTGGCTTGAACGGCAAAATAAAAAAGAGCCTAGATACTTCTGTTCCAACTGTCTTAGATTGTTTAGAACTGGAAAATTTAGTAGGTTCGACTTAAATATCTATGATGATGTCTGTCCCTATTGTGGAGCGATTGGATGTGATTTTAAAGAATTAGCAGAGGAATATAAAGAGTTGGTGATTATGCATTTTGGAGATGAAAAATGAGACGAACTCCAAAATACGATTCCGAGCATAATCTCTATGAGCAGATCGCTCGATACTTACAGCAACAATATCCAGATGTGATCTATCGCTTCGATATCGCAGCCGACCTCAAACTGACGCCTGGTCAGGCGGCGAAACATCATAGATTACATCCAACACGTGGCTATCCAGACCTGTTTATTGCACATCAAGGCGAAGTTGTTTTTGGACCTTGCAACGATCGAAGATTAGTTTACGGACTTTATCTTGAAATTAAAAAAGACGGCACCAAATTAAAACGCGATAAAGATGCTAAAAAGCCCTTAAAGGGCGAGATTAAAATCCGCAAAAAGGGAGATTGGTGGGACAAACATGTTGAAGAGCAAGCAGAAATGCTTGAAAGACTGCGCCAGGCAGGATATAAAGCAGAGTTTGGGATTGGCTTTAGCGAGTGCAAGCAAATTATCGACGAGTATCTAAGGAGTATGTGGTGATAAACGCTAAAATGCACACTGGATGTTCTTGTTATCAATGCAGAAGAGGGAGAGACAAAAGAGTTCGTAAGATTTATCATCATAGACTTCGCAAAAGACAAAAAAGGCAGCTTAAAAAGCTAGGTGATATTAAGGACGTGATTATAAGTATAGGATATACAGATTAGGAGAAATAATGAAAACTATCAACTCACGTAAAGTACTATCATTAGTGGACACTTACCAAGAGTATCCAATATCACGGATTTTTGGAGATGATCATTATTACACGTTTAAGCATGGTAGTCTATTTGGACTTTTTAATCTATCAGATAAGAAAACAGTCAATCTACTAGCTATTAACAATACTAAAATGCATAACGGTCAGTTTCTAAAATTCATTGAACTTCTTGAGAAGTTTACGAGAGAAAATGATCTCAAGTTTATGATTGGAGAATTATTTAACTCTAGATTAGATGATTGGTTTGCTCGTAGAGGATATCAGAAAGATCATGACAATCGAATCTATAATCCTAACTCTAGTATTGCTAATGTGTTAAAATAACATTGGAAAATAAAAAATCTTTTTCATTTTTTTAACTTCTCAAAATCAAAAGTAACCCTTTCGGGGGGTATTTTTGTTATATCAAGTTAAGCAGATTGTTATATCTTAAGTTGACTAAACTAGCTATTCTGTCTCTGTTAGCCTAGCCTTAATTGTTATATCTTCATATCTTAATTATTATATCTTTATTTCTGTTATACTTAAACATAAGTGGGAGAACATTTATAAGGGGGGTGATTATATGCTTAACCAGCATCATCTACTTTGGCAGAGACGTTGGTATGATACTGGATATTGTAGATCTCTTAGAAATCTTCCTTACACTAAGATAATGCTCGATAAAAAGCTACATAAAGCTCTACATGAGGAGATTTCTGGAGTTCCAATTCCAACAGGAGCAACAGCTAAGAGGATTTGTTATGCTATCCTAAATGGTCTTATTATGGAGACAATTCATATTGATGATAAGCCTTCTGATAGGATTGCGTTCATGATGGATCTCTTATCTACGGCTGATAAACAGACGTATGTGGCACTTAGGAGGCAGTATTTCTTTCTAAAAAGGAGGGGGTTATGAGGTTACATATCTTGGTTGAAGTTACAATTCCTGAAACAAGCGTTAATGTATTACGCCAGAAGCTACTTGGGTTCAATGCTAAGTTAGAAAAAGATGTATATGGTGGTGATATGCTTGGATATAACTACACAATCCATTTTAATGGCGATCACGAGATAGGATTGTCTGTAATGGATATTGTGGATGAGTATCACCACAATTACCTCGTTGCATACCTTGCAGACAGCACTGGTATCACCCAGCTACTCAAGATTGAGTAGTGTTAAGCCCCAATTCTTGGGGCTTTTTAATGGTCAAAGCATTTGATATCTTAAATATAATTAGATAATGAATAACCATTTTCGTAAAGTCATGAAAATGACCAATTTCACCGCTTGGGGAAAATAGTGTTTTATTTTATAATAAACGCAAGGAAAGGTTTCTTTCTTCCTCGGCTTGGGCAAGAAGCTCTCCAATTAGGAGAGTTTTTTGGTTAGGACATCTGCGCCCTAAGCATAATTAAATAATATGTAATTAGATAATCAACTACCTGCTAAAAATAAGAAAACTGTCCTTTATAACAGAGGTAGAATCAGTTGAAAATCGTTCTTATATGATCCACTATACAAGTAAGTCAAGCCTTCATAATGTGCTATAATTGATATGCAAATCTACAGGGGTTTGTAGTAGTCTATAGTCAGCGGGTTCTCCACAGTGGAGAGTAGGTGCTAGCCCGAGCAATCCTTAACACGATAGACTATTGAGATTCTTAGGAATCTTGGGATTGTGGTATCCGCAATCGATATAAGTCTCTTACGTAAGTAGGAGATTTATATTTTATCAAAGCAGATTCAAAAAGAGATGTTGTATAAAATATTTGTACAATTTATCATTTTTTGTTAAAATATTTATTGACAATGTAAATAAACAAAAACAAACACGTTCTTTAAATAGTATATAAATAGAGCTTCACAGCTATATTTTTATTTAGGTAAGTGTAATAAAGATATATCCGTGCAGCGCTAGTAACTGCACGGATATTGTCAGACTAGATGTTTTTTCGAAGTGTATCTAATCTGATGAGCGTTTGATTAAGACTCAGCTTGTACTGGGTCTTTTTCATCTTCAATCCAAAAATGGAAGAACCCTCCATTTTTTGGATAGATGATCTTGCCATTCTTTCGAATGTAACGGCAGAAAACTTCTGTCATGCAAGGCACTCCTTTCCTGATTATTAATGTTCACTCTGGGTCTATCCCAGTAGCCTGGTGCGTTTCTTTTTTATTTTCAAGTTTTTATCATCTAAAAAAGAACTAGCATTTTTATTGATGCCACTCTAGTAATAAAAAAGTCCTGTACCAGTATGTGGAGTAGGCGCGTTTTAACTGGCTCGTAAACCAGGTGGTTGTTTAGACCTACGCCACATATTGACACGGGACAAAATTGAGTTGTTAAAACGTCTTACCATCGCCAACCACGGCGAATCGCACCTCCAAGAAGTATTAACTCCTCAGCAACTTTATTATAGCATAATTTTACACAAGTAAAGCGTTTTCCACAGTTATTTTTCTCCAGATTATTAAAAAGCTCTACCTCTATCAAACTAACTATTGATTATACTAACGCTTATGTTATAAAAACCAAACATTATTTGTCTGGTATAATATAAGCGAAATACACGGGAGAACCGTGTTTTTTATTTGGAAGATTGTATGAAAAGTCCATCAGAAAACAAGATTAAAGAAAAATTATCAAAGAAAATCACTGACTCACGTAGGCTCAGGTTCTTGGAATTATATTTAACTCCTGGCACGAAATATTTCGATAATGGTTATCAATCAGCGATTAAGGCTGGTTTTACTGAAAATACTGCTACAACTATCTTGAATAAGTATAAGTGGGTTACTGATGGCATCAGAATGATTCGTGGTAACTCCATTGATACGCATGTATTAGCAGAAAAATCTCGCAAGGTCTTATCAAAATCTCTTGACTCCGATGATCCTAAAATTGCACAAGATACTGCTAAATTTGTTTCGTCTCATATTGATCCGGATTTTGTTCAGAAACAGGAGGTTAATCTTCAATTACCAAATCCAATTTACGGTGGTAAATCTAAAGATTCAGATATTAAAAAAGAGGATGAATAGTAAATGAAGTTTAAGAATACTACTGCAACAAAGAAAGTATTCTCTCTCAAAAAGCGCATTCGGGCTGTTTGTGGTGGAACTTCTGCCAGCAAAACTATCTCTATTTTAATTTGGCTTATAGACTACGCACAAAGCCATAAGAGTAAGAATATCTGGGTGGTATCAGAAAGCATGCCACATCTTAAAGGTGGAGCTATTGAGGACTTTAAAAATATCATGCAGGGTCAAGGGTACTGGGTTGAATCTAGATGGCATGGAACGGATTACGTTTATACATTTGAAACCGGTTCAACCATTAAATTTACCTCAGTTGATACATACGGAAAAGCACACGGTCCGAGACGTGATATTTTATTCCTAAACGAATGTAATAACTTGGCGTACAACATTGTTGACCAGCTTATTACACGTACTCGTGAAGTGGTTTGGATTGACTGGAACCCGACTTCCGAATTTTGGTTTTATGGAAAAATGCTCGGAAAGCGAGATGACATTGATTTCATTACATTAACCTATAAAGACAATGAAGCGCTAGACCAAAACACAATCCAAGAAATTGAGAGTCATAAAGATAATAAGAACTGGTGGCGAGTTTATGGCGAGGGAAAAATCGGCGAAGTTGAAGGTCGTATTTATACAGGTTGGCAAATCATCAAAGATATACCTTTTGAAGCGCGTCTTGAAGGTTATGGACTTGATTATGGGTATTCTATTGATCCTACTGCTATTGTCGCGGTTTATTACTATAATGGTGGCTATATTCTTGATGAAATATTGTATCGAAAAGGTATGTCTAATAAACAAATTGCAGATGTTTTAAACAGTCTCCCGTATGGATTAGTTGTCGCTGATTC